GCATCATCCCAATGGTAGTAAAGGCTGAGGATATTCAACCTTCTACTTTTAATCCCGATCTTGTTTCTCGTTTTGTAGATGTATCAGAGGAACTTTACGGCAAACGTCAAATACCTCAAATTTTGCAAAGGGGCAACCAGTCTGCACTTGTTGGTTTTCCTCAGATGGATGATGCGTTTATTGGCGTTCTCATGCCATGCCGTGAATATGGCACGCCCAAAGTGCCTGAGTGGTGCATTATTCCCTCTACAAAACCCGTAGAAACAACCGAAACTGTTTAATTTAAAGGTGTAAAAATGAAAAGAAACGATAAAACTTCACTTTTTGAGCAATTCCAAGGCGCAGATCTTGAGCGTTTGGCTGATTGTTTGGTGGCAATTCGCAAAGCTGGGTTATCAACTTCACCTTATACCCAAGCGGGATTGAATGAAAATTCAGGCAATGTCTGGGTTTGGGACGAAGACTGGGTTGGTTGCGTTTATTGCTCTATTGGGTTTGACGTTCAATGGTCATGGACTTGTGGCGATTGTGGCGAAGAATATGATTTTGATACTTATCAAGAAATGGATAATTTTGTAAGTGTTCAAAATGATCTGACAGATTGCAGCGGATGCGAAAAATGCTTTGAAGTAGAGGTGTCAGCATGATCTATTTTGCCTTAAACAATGACGGGCTTATGTGCAATCTTGGCGATCATGGCGATCACGAAGCTGCTCAAGCCACTGCTGACGATCTAAGAATTGACGTGATCTGGTTATTTGATGAGGACGAAGCTAGAAATGCCGCCAACTTTATCCAGCATGAAATAGAAGATCAAGATTTTTGCATTTACGGAGAATAAATAAAATGACAACTAGAAAACCCAAAGATAAAAGACACCCAAAAATAATTAATGAGTGGATGGTTTACGAAGGCTTGAATGATATTAATTCAGTTTTTGGAGCGTTAACCACTTTTGAAGCGTATTTAAAAAGCCCTGAATTTAATAAATATCACGCTCAGATGGCACTTGATTGCCTTCGTTCTACCTTATGCACTGGAACAATGGCGATTGAAAACTGGTGCGAATTAGAGAATGAGGCCAAACCATGAAAATCAAAACTCAAGCAATGAAAATCGGTTCAATAGTGGCTTATGAGAGTGACCCCGTAAAAATGGGTGAAGTGGTTGAAACCTTTATTTTTCCATGTACTGGTGAACTAGGCTTGAAAATTAAACCTTTGGACAATTCATGGCCTTTTTATCACTATGCTTCTAGCGTTATATTGATGGCTGATAACCTCTGAGCATTTCCATAAAATCCCGCCTTAAAAAGCGGGTTTTTTTGAAAGTGTTTGCGAAGTGAGTGCTTACTTCATTAAGATTAATTTAAACGGCCTACAATGCGTTTTTATTGTTCAAGCATAGTAGCCATGCACTAAGAAAGAAAACGGCTTAAAACGGGTTTTAGTGGCTTTCTAGGTGCATCTTTGGAAAGTGTTTCCCGTGATAGTTTGCCAACAGGTGAAGTGAGTGCCAACTTACATGATTTTGTGAAGTGAGTGCTAACCAACAACAATCTAAGGGTAAACCCTAAAAATGTGGGTTATACAAAAAAGTGGCATTTACTTTTTAGAAAGTCGATTTAACCAATTTTTGGAAACTCAAAGTTTTTGAAAGTTTGGAAATTAGAAAACATTATTATTTTCAGACGGGGTATCAAATAATCGTTTTATCGTATTATTAAGTGCGTCAATCTCATCCATTTTCTTTATATGCCACATTCTCTTTTGACCATGCCAACCTAATACTGAATTAGTATGGCAGTCTTGACATAATGCTATGCAAGTATATTGAAGACCTTGTTTGTAATGATGGGCTTCTGAGGGTCCTGATTTATCACATACTGAACAGGGAAGCATCTTCACCCTTGCTAGGTGGAATCTTTCCTTGTTGTTCAGCTTGTTGTTCATTGAGTTGCCCTGACTTCCATTCTGGCTGAGTACTGGTTAGTTCTCCAGACCTCAATCCTTGCTTGGGCAGCGGTCATCAGCCACCGATACTTCTCTTCCTTTTCTACTGCAGCTCTTATGCCTTCTAACACTTCGATGTATTCCTCATGGGCATAGGCAAAGGTTTCTTGTTTACCCAGAACTTCAGTCCCTGCCTGGCTCATCAGGTGAGCCTTCTTGGACTTTCGGAACTCCTCCAAGTACAGGCGCTCTGACTTCGCTTGGGCGTACAAGGGTGCGGTGTCGATCAAATACTGAATTGCTTTGTCGGGGCTGCTCTCCATGAATTAATCTCCAATGCTTCTCTGCTAAACGTCTTATTCCCTCGGACAAGGAACCATTCCCTGCCAAGGTCAATGCTTGCTCATGGATAGGCGCTACCCTTGCTCGGATAGTCCTACCTTGTTCGCTGATCTTCTTACGACCAGCGCCTTTTCTTGAGCCGCCACGTTGTTTCATGGCTTGAATTATAGCTACAAAATCAATTCTTAATAGCTTTTAGGACAAACCTGATGTCATCATCCTCTTCTTGGAAGACAGTTTTAAAGTCTGCTTTGTAGATATTTCTGAAGTCGGACATAGGTGTTTTGCCAACCTGACGTTTGTACTCATCTTGGGATAAAAACACCAGTTGTTCAAGCTGCATGATTCTTGTATGGCTTGGATCACCATAAGCCCAAACTGAGTTTCTCGATGGACAAGTCGCAAGGAAATGACCATTGGGCTTGAGAAGTCTCCAGAACTCTGAGAACTGAGCAAAGAATAGTTTGTAGTCACCCTGTTGCCCAAGATGCTCTAGCACCTGATAAGCATGGATTTCATCAAACTCGTTGTCGGGAAATGGCAATGGCAGAACCATTAAGTCCCACACCACAGTAGGATTGTGGTCAGCGTTGTAGTCCAAGGTGGTTAAGTTATCAAAACCAGTTGTTCTATCTGTTGCCATCTTTTTGGTGTGGTTAGATCCACAACCAATTAAAAGCTCTTTTTTTTGTTTAGTCATACGTCTTCTGTTTTGTAGTTAAGCTTGTGATACTGGAAGCGCATGGCTCCTTCCATCTCTAGCTCTTTAAACTGCTCATCAGAAAGAAGGCCAATAACATCACGGCCTTCAAACCAGATCTCTCTAATGGATTCGTTGTAGGTTGAGTCTTGATCTTGCTCGTATTCGTAAACGACTGTTACGACTTCGCTACCTGCACCTACTGTTGTGTCAAATTCCCATGTGTTCATAATTTACTCCTGTTAAAAATTAAATCTTACCTAATTGTTTGTGTAATACCATAGGGATTTACCCTAATGTCTGAATCATTCTCAATGCAGCTTCTGGGTTATCAATCCTTGCCAACGTACCACCAGCCCAATTCTCAAAAAAGTCTGTTTGTAACTTAGTAAACTTCTTTTTAGAGTTTGTTTTTATCTCTACCAGAAAGGTGTGACCTTTGTAGCCAACCAAAAGGTCAACTGGCAAACCAATGATCCAAACATAAGCGCCAGCAGCCCTTAGTGCAGATACGATTTGCTCTTGATTAGCATCAACTCTGGCTGCATATCTCATAAAAGAGTCCCATCTTTGATTCGGTTCATATATTCTCTGATCCTGTCTCTAGCACCTATGCCGTAGATTCGTTCTGCTCTCTCAAGTCTGGCACGAATAAGATCACGATTCTTACTTCCTTCCCAATTGCGATAAAGTTCCCTAGCTTCTGCTTGCTCTAGGATTACTCTATCGCTTGGGCCTTCAATATTACGTCTGCTCCAAGTCACCAGTAAGCTCCAATGCTTGATTGATTAGACGTACGGGATAAGGTACGCCTTCCTTTACTCTGTCTAGCAGTCTCATGGCTTCAAAGTAGTTCATGCAAAATCCAATGATGTTTGAGCTGTGCGTTTCTTTTGAAGTTTTCCATACTCAGGGTTTAACTCGCAACCAATGTATTGCCTACCAAGGTCTTGAGCTACTTGAGCTGTAGTTCCAGAACCCATGAAAGGATCAAGAACAACGGCTCCAACTGGTGCGCCAGCAAGAATGCAAGGCTCAATTAACTCTGTTGGGAAAACCGCAAAGTGCGCTCCTGAGTATGGCTTTGTGTTAACAGTCCAAACACTTCGTTTGTTCGCCATTTCATAAGACTTCTCTAAACCACTATGAGGCTGTAATCCTGTTCCTTCATTGTGATACTTACCATTTGTTCTATCTCTTGTTCCCCAATCTTCTTTTACAGGCTCTTTAATTGCAACATGGTCAAAATGATATTTGCGAGACTTGCTTAACAAGAAAATGTATTCATGCGATTTAGTGCAACGATCTCCAACAGACTCAGGCATTGGGTTTGGCTTATGCCAGATTATGTCTTGACGCAAGTACCAACCATCTGCCCTCAGAGCAAATGCAAGCATCCAAGGTATTCCAATGAGGTCTTTTTCTTTCAACCCATCTAGCTTATTGCCTCGCCTTGCACATACCTGTGGCAAATCTTGAATATTGTTGGCAACTGATTGTTGAACTAACGCTTGACCCTTGCCTGGTCGGTAGTTGTAATAACTGTCTCCAATATTCAACCACAGCGTCCCATCGTCTTCCAGTACATCCCAAACGCATCGAAACACCTCAACCATTGCCTTGATGTACTCCTCTGGAGTTTCCTCAAGTCCTAACTGCCTGTCCTCACGAATAGCGCCACATTTAGGGCAAACACTTTTATAAATTGCATCTCCAACAGTTAAATCTTTGTTGGCATGACCAGTTATGGTTTTGTCTGAATACTTTGAATCCCGCTTGTGAGAACAGTTCTCATCACCACCAATCCATTTTCCAGTTCCGTAGTCTCGCAACCCGTAGTATGGAGGGCTTGTTATACAAGTTTGAGCTTTAACGCCTTGTGATGCCCATTTACGCATTGTTTCACGGCAATCACCAAATTCAATCTTATTCATGCTTTTCTCCGAATTGAGTTAAATATTGCAAGTTCTTCAGGTGTTGGAGGGCGAGTTATTTTCTCATCTGCCTTAATCTTCTCAAGAGCAGGGTCAGGCTCATTTCTGCTTGGAACTGTGAGCCTCACAATGTCTGCGGGGTTTGGCTTGACAACCCAATCTGCTTTAAATGCTTGCCAACCACGAACAACACATTCCTCCAAAGCTTTCTCTAAAGTCCAACCTGCTTTGTTTGCTTCACTAGATATGGCATCAATGGCTCTTTGGGTTATCGGTGCTTTCTTGGCTTTTCTCAAAGATTTAAATTCCTGCCAAACAGAATCAGAAACGCCTTCAGGCGGTGCAACGCTAGTTGCTTTCTTCTTTGTCTCTGTCTCTGTCTCTCCCTCTGTCTCTGGGATAGCAACTTGCTTGCACTCTGCTATCACTCCGCTAACAACATTAAAAAAGTCGTTATCAATCAATGGCTTAACTCCATCTTGATATTCTTTTGGAGTGATGTGTAGACGAAATACTAGCTCATCTAGTGAGCCATCAAAAACACCATCTTTTGATTCGCTTGCAAGTAGCCAAAGCATTGGTGCTATCGCTTTGCTTGCAATAGGCAAGCGCATATAAGCCCTGTCGTTTAACAGGTCACGATGAAGTTTTATCCAAGGGGGGCATCTGTCTTTGTAATGTTGAAAGACTGCCCAATTTTTTGGCTGTAAAAGCATAATTTTCCTCGCTCTGTCCACCCTCTAACAAAAAGAAACAATGGAAGGAGGGGAGGCTCTCTTTTCGATACGCTCATGACTTCGTATCTATCCATGCTTCAAAACATTGTATCAAATAAATTGATTGTTGGTAATTTCGTTTGTTGGTTTTCTGCCAAACAAACGAATAGCCTGGGCGTTCATAGAAGCATATTCAGACTTAGTGAAGATGCCTTTAGCGTTCCTGATGTCAAACGGGTTTAGCAGATCACGAGGCTCTTCAACCTTTTCAGCCTCAATCATGTGTGGCGCTAAAGTGTACTGAGAAACCCAAGACCTACCCATCTTAATTTTCCCGATTTTTAATTTCTTCTTATAGCTCATCTTTGTACAACAAGCTGCAATGGACAATCTTGGTATGCCAGTTAAGTCTTCTATTTGGTAGGACGTAAGTGGTCCATTTTGTAATGCTCTGATAACTGCTTCTTGGGTCATTGGTAAAGTTCCTGAATGTTGATGGGGCGGTTTATGTGGTTTTCTAGTGTTCTGCAAAGCAAAGCTACGACTGCGGCATTAAAGTCCTCTGGTTCGGTTACGTAAGCATTAGCCATTGTGATTGCGTAATCAAGCAATGTTTCTGCACACTTTTGTTCAATTTGTTCGATGTTCATGTGAGTAGCCTACCATGATAAAAAAGTTGCGTAAATTAGGGAAAACCCCTATGTAAAATCAGGAATCTGTATGGCACATTAGAGGTGTTGAGCAACTTTAATCTTTGAAGTCCATCAAGGCAAACAGTTGCAATGCCATCGAAACTTGCGCTCAACACGATAGATTGCATCTAGCGCAAAGCAGGGACGAATTGCAAAAACGGACACTTTTAATAAACTAACAGGAGTGAATATGCCGATTCTTAATGGAAAAAAGGTTGTAGACCTAGAGATAGATGGAGTAGATAGCAGAGACTTTCCAGACTTTGCTGATGCCTACTTTTCAGGTGGATGCTATGAAGATGGAACACCATTGACAGAAGATGAGTTGAATAAGCTCACCGATCTGGCGGGTGATGTTCTGTGGACAATGGCTTATGAAAGTTTCCACTAATGAAAACACTATTTGAACAGTATTCTGAACACTTTTCAGACATCCACTACTGCCCTTATTGCCTGGCAATCAAAGGGGATAAAATAGTTTGCTGCCAAGAAGCGGACTTTATCGAGTTCAAGGATTTATATCCTGAACAACAAAAAGAGATTATTCAACAAGAGTTAGACGAAAATACTTAAGGAAATATCATGGGTGTACATAAAAAATTGATGGAAGCAAGGATTGCCTTGCAAGCAGCTCCACTTAAAAAGTCAGGCCACAACAAGTTTGCAGGGTATCAATACTTTGAACTTGGAGACTTTTTACCTACAATTAACCAAATCTTCTACAAAGTAGGTTTGTGTGGTGTGGTGTCATTTGACAAGGAGCTGGCTACTCTGTGTATCACAGATACAGATGATGGCTCACAGATCGTTCTGACAAGCCCTATGGCAGAAGCAAACCTCAAAGGTTGCCATCCAATTCAAAACCTAGGGGCTGTA